TAAATTTAAAAACGTATAATCTGGATCTATAAACTCAGGTGTAACTACTAGGATTTGTCTACTTTTTAAAACATCGTTTTTAATACTATCTTTTACATTAGTATCCACAACGAACCCAGGTTCAGGTGCTAGGGTAATAAAGACTTTACCATAAGCTGGTGGTACATTTTCTTCACCACCCCAAACAGCAACAGATTTGATACCTGGATAAAATGACGTAATTAATGTTTCATAATCAGACTTATTAACTGCTCTATCTTTTGCAAGATTTGCTCTAGGAGCATTAAAACGAATAGATTCAACAGACTCTCTTGATGAACCTCCTGTTGAATTTTGAACAGTTGTAACAGAAATATCTGTAGACCCACCTATAGGAGATGCAGCTGTAAAAGACTGATCAATAACGCTAGATACATTACCATCTATACCACTACTTACTAGATATCTTATAGTAATAATGTTACCAGGTTTTAATTTTCTACCAATTACATCATCACCGAAAAATAATTCATAGTTACCTAATGCATTTTCCTCAATAAAGTATATGTTGGATTCATTATCATAGTTAGTAATGTCAGTTGCTCTAATAAATGTTTCTAAAGTTGCATCACTGTTAGAATTTTGAACTGTAACATATAGGGTTGAAATGTCGACCCCTTGATTCGGTATTACAAATTTTTCGGAAGGGTCACCTGCCTGTACTGTATACGAATATTCTAACAGCTTACCTTCTTTTACATTTACACCCGAGAACAAATATACACCGTTTACTGGTGAGATAGTTACAGGCTCAGTATTTAAAAATGTAAAGGGAACACCATCAATTAAAGATGAAAAAGGTGTGTATCGCTCCAGTGTTAGAGTAACAGGAAATCCAACCGGGTTGGTTACAATAATATCAATCTTTGCTGAAGCTCCGGTTACAGAGGTTGGGGTATAACCTAGATGTTTTGCAATGGACACCGCAGAGGATCTTTTTACAGCAGAATCCAGGAACATCTCATTCATTACCATATTGGCAAGATATGCATTATAATGAGTATTATACGCTAGTATGTCTAGCAGCACGGAAAGACCGGAACCCTCAAAGTCATAATCTGAGAATTCATTTTGACTTTGTAAGTAGTTTTTTAAGTTAGTTTTAATTGTATCAAAATCTAACTCTGCAATACGTAAATTAGCCATTTATCTTATTCTTGTTAACGTTGTGCTAAGAACTACAGGTTCCTGTGTATTATTAATAGTAAAATATACATCAACAAGAATCCCGTTATTATCTACCTGAGGATTAATATTCACTTCATTTAATGTGACTCTGGGCTCGAACTTATCTATAGCTTGTGCAATGGTTCTTTGCATAACCTGAATTACTACAGGTGTTACGTTTTCAAATAGTAAACCATGTACTTGACAGCCGATTTCCGGATGAAAAGGCCTCTCGTAATTTTTAGTCTGAATAATATTACGCACCGAAGCTTTAATAGCTTCGACGTCAGTTTTCCTGGTAATATCTCCAGTAGATGGGTGTCTAGTAAATAACAGATTAATATCTGAGTATTTTCTATGTGCTTTTAAGGTAGCCATAATAATATTTATCCTGGTTATTTACGTTATCCTGCAAATACATCAGAAGAACCAGCAGCTACAGACGTACAGGCAGTAATAGCGTCACCAACGCGACCAGCTCCTTTATTATTTACAAATACTGATGTAGATCCTGTTGTAATACCTGCGGCGTGAGGAGGACAAGGAGAACCCGGTAATAAATGTACAGTGTTTAAATCCCCTTGTCTTGACCACGCAATACCATTTACAAATACATCTGGCGAACCTTCTGCTCTTGTCATTCCTGAACAATGTGCAACATCCGCGTCTCCAATCCTAGTAGCAGCTGGCATTTTTTTCTTTCTCCATTAATTTTTGTAACCGTTCATTCCAAATTGCTATTTCATCATGTTCTTCGTGTGTATGCGGACCTTCGGGTATTTCAGGTAAAAATTTTATTACATGCTCGAAATTATCTGGTATGTCTTCATACCTAGTATATGTTTCTAACTTACCATTTCTCATTATAACAAATTCATGCGCCATTATTTAAGTTCCTTCAAGCCAGAAGAATAACGCTTGTTATTCCAGAATGTCATCACTTGTTTTCTATTACTTGTTCCTTGATATGAAATATGTATCCATGGTGATTTTGAATAGCTACAATAGTTAAGTATAAATTGATCGTAATTTAATACCCTAGCTAGTTGAATTGCTCTATCAAAATACTCTTCATAGGATAAACCTTGGAACTGAATATCTACAGCTTTACCTAATGGATGTAAAGAAGATTTAGGTGCTAGATTAGGGGTTCTATAGCAAGACGCTATAACTAGATCTGGATAAACAGTTAGAGTCGGCTCTAAGATATTTAATGCAAGGTTGCTTAAATTATATACAACCGTTCCATATTTTGTACTACCAACAGTTTTAATAATACTCTTTGTAAGATTAGTCTTGTCAGATAGCATCTCAACTGTAAAGCTTGGAGAAAGATTAAAGTTGCCTGGTAAGATATTATAATTCTTTAACTCGTTGCTTGCTTGTATAGTAGATGTTTGTTGTGATGATACGGTTTCGCTTCTTGCTAAAACTGGAGCTCGTTGGAAATCAGAACTGGTTGTGAGACCACTTAAAACTATTTTGTCTTTATGATCACTATATTCTTTGGTTGTTTGAATATCTTCATCTAATAATACCGAATAAGAATCAGCAAGAGTTGTAGCTACCGGGTCTTTTACTTCAGTATCATTAGGTGTGAGTATATCATCCGAACTACCTGCAAATTGTTTTACATTTAACATACCTGCTAAAGATCTATCAGCTACTCTTGCTGGTTTACTATTCTGAGAGTCTGTAGCTGAGGTTACACCACCTGAATTAATATACGCCAGACTACCCTCTACACGCCATTGACCGGTAGCTTTTTGATGCATAGCACCACCGGACGTCATACGCATATCTCCACCACTCTTAACATGCTTTATACCCGTTACCTGATCATAAGAATTTTCAGTAACCTTGTTATAAGAATTTTTACTTGTATGATAATGGGTAGTTGTATTTTGATAAAAATTATCTGACTGTACATATGCGTTAGTATTTGATCTCATATGTAAGTCTTTAGTTACATGCATGCTTAATAACGCGTTAGATTTTATATTAAAATTCTCTAAGGCTTCGATGTACACATTAGCAGAAATTAAATTAAGATTATCTTGCGCAGAAATATTTACATTACCACCAGCTCTAGCATTTATATCTTGATGTACGGCTAAACTTGCATTACCTCTTACTTCAATAGAAGCATCCTGTTCTATATAAACATTTACAGAACCTTTAACAGATACATCTGCAGTACCTTGAATATAAATCTTACCGTTTTTATCAATAATAGTATAAGAAGAACCTTTTACTTTTTGTACTAAAGAACCGGTATTATCTATTTCAACGAAGGTTCCTGATTTATGATATACGTGTATTCTCTCTGAACCCGGGGTGTCATCCATCTCAATAATGTGACCAGATTCTGTTTCTGTAACTTTATTATACGGATATTCACCTTTAAAAGGAGATACTGGTTGTGACCAAGACTTTCCATTTGGTAGCGGGGCACTAATCATTCGCTCATCATTTTTTTGTTGAACGATAGTACCAGCAATTACACCTCTTGATAGTTTATTAGTTTCAGGTCCTTTAGCGTATTCTTTTGTAGGAAATGTAGCTGTTGGATCTGTGAATCCTTGTTTAGTAACGACTAATTTGTTTTTATTTTCCGTAGAGTTAACATTAAACTGTTGTGCTTGGGTTAACCCTTTATTAGCAATACTGGTAGAGAATGCTTTATTAGATTCAAAAATATTAGCAAAAGGAGAAGTAAGACCACCTAGTAAAGAAGATAGACCGTCAACGGTATTAGGTGTTTTAATACCTTTACCGAATATAGCATCAGTAAAGTTTTTAAGTGAAGCGCTTACGCCTTGTGAAATAGCAGGAGTCAATGATTGTACTATTGTACCCACTACTGCAGAAACATTAATAATTCCACCGGCACCACCTGGTAGTATAGTTCTAAGCTCTCTTGTTAGCTCATTAATAAGAAGATTAGAAATTTGTTGTGAGACTTGATTATTTAAAACATTGTTTAAATTATTTGATACACCCGAGCTACCTAGGTT